CTGTAAGATCGTTGGAACCAGCCCTGAAATATCAGCATAAACAAAAGCAGTATTATCAAGCGGCATACCATAACCGTAAAGTTTAACAAGGTAAACCCTTTCATCTTCAAGAAAACGATACTCGTCGGAATACTCAATCTTGCCGCTCTTAGCCGTACCAATACCCATGAAGTATCTGTTTGCCAGGCCAAATATTGCCTTGCCTGCTGGAACTTCGGTGCTCTGTATAACCTTAGTTGGAAATGCAAATACATCATTTTTGTATGTGCCGTCTGCACTTCTTACAGTTGTTGCAGGAAATACCTTTGTCAAGTAATCCTGTGGATTAACAATCATGATAACCCCGTTTACAACTCTTGGATTGCCCTTTGAATCTACTGCCATGCCACCGATTAAGGCACCATATGAAACAGGGTCTAATGATACAACTGGCACTGTAGCCTTTAGAGGATATACGCCGCCTGTAACAACAACACCGTCTTGTACTTGGCGATTCATGCCGATAGGCTTATTGTTTCCATCTCCGTTGACGATAGCTGATTCTAAACCAAAGTAACTTGCTTCACCCAAAATGGTTCTTACGTATTTATCCAACCACTGAGGCCCTAAGTCTAACATTGATTTTGCGACAGGTAGGAAAGCTGATAATTTCATCTGTGTCAGTGGAATTTTCTTAAAGCCACTGGTAAGCTCAGTTACAATTGTAGCAGTTAAAACACCCCATGTTGCGAGCTGTTTGGTGTTTGTGTTCACGATAAACTCAATCAGTCCGCTAGTATTTTGGAAGTTGATAACATCCAAGAGCGGATGAGTTGCGATAAGTTCGTCAAATACTGCATCTATTGTGGTGATTGGTAATACAACAGTAAGGTCAGCTAGTGCCTGTTTAGGACTATTTGAACGCATTGCCTCGATAACTGCTTGGTAGTATTTGTTTTCCTCGCTGGTAAGTTGGCGAACTCCCCTAGATGCTAGGACTGTTGAGTCTGTTGCCTGAACCATTAAATGTGCTTCGGCCATAACGGATTCCTGGATGTTCATCGAAAATTCAGTGAATGCCTGTGCGAAGCCTTCCTCATTGCCATCCTTGATGGCCTGATTCAATTTCTGCAAGATTACGGTTTTCTCTGTTTGCAAAGTGTCTTTGTTTTTCATTATTCATTCTCCTTTTCTAGCGCATTAGCGCCGATAAAAATTTTAGTGTTTTATTCTCTTTTGGTTCTTCCTTGGGGGGTACTGGTGGAACAGGTGGCGTTGATTCTTCCTTGGACGGTTCGGCCAATTCCCGGAGTTGAGCTGCTAAAGATTTGTTAAATTCAATATGCTGCGCGATTGACAGGTTCACCTTCTGTAACATTTCTTTAGACTTGGTGAGGTCTGCTTCCTTTTCTGCATATTCATCAGCAAAGCCATATTCAATACACTGTTCTGCGGTTAACCATGTTTCAGCATCGAGCATTCCAATAAGTTTGGCTTCTGTGAGTTTATCCCCTGCTTTTTGTAAATATGCTTGCCGGTTACCCTCTGAAATTGTGTCTAAATCGTCAGCAGCCTTTCTAAGTTCTTTTGCATTTCCCATCACGATATTCCACATGTTGTGAATCATCATCATTGCATTTTTAGGCATTATGATTTTATCTCCTGCCATGGCAATAACTGATGCAACGCTACAAGCAAAACCATCGATGTAAACGGTTTTTTGTGCTGGATGCCGTTTGAGTTGATTATAAATAGCTGTACCCTCAAAAACGGATCCACCGTAACTGTTAATATAGATATTGATTTGTTTAGCGTCAGGGTGTTTGCTTAATTCCTCGCGGAAAAACTTAGCTGAGTTTTCCGATTCAACATAGCGCATATTTGCCCAGTCAATAGTGACATCCTCTACATCGCCATAAATATATAAATCTAACGCATCAGCTTGTGCTGCCTGTTTAAGCTCCCACATTCTTTTCAAATATCTTCACCTCCTTTCAAAGCTGCTAAAACTTCTTCAACTGTACTGTAATTTTTTGTGATGAAATGCGTATTTGCATACGGTTCATCAATTTCATTCTCGCCAACCAGCTTACGTATATCATTGATCGTAAACGCTCCAGAAGCTATTAGCTTATCAATAGCAGTTGATACGCTTAACAAGTCAACGTGTAAAATACTCTTGGTATCAATTTTAAGATATGTCCCTTGCGAAAATCCCGAGTAGCCATTTCGCTTTCGGTTTATTTCCTCCGATATCATATCTGTTAATGGATCCACACAAAAAGTCAAGTAGCTCACCATTGCGTCTTTTATTCCCGCAATATCACCCTTCGCCAGAGCTGGTGGAATACCAAAAGCCTTGGCAGTAAAGTCACTGATATCATCAGCCATTGCCCGTATGTCCCTCGTACTTGGATCAGCGTATGCCTTTGAGTTGATGTCGGTGTACACGTATCCTTTTGGCAATGGTAATACAGCATTTTCAGCGGTAAAAAACTTTTTAAACCGGTTGTTCATCAAATCGTCAAAGGCTATTTTTGCGGCTTCATTTCCTTGTGCTATGGTTTCATAATTCAGTACTCCGCGGTTGCCCCTTGACTTTTGATAGGCTTTCATGCCGTAGGCGATTAATTTGCCGTAGCCCTCATAGATACCAATTGTAACTTTTCGCATATCCCTTTCGGATAGCTTGAAGTACATCACCTCGGACATGTTATAGGTTTTATTGAATGTGAAATTACCCACGGTGACACCTTGAAACAGATTGTCAAACAGTGCATATTCTGTTTGCTGAAAGCTGTCTGCCACTAATAGTTGACCGTTTTCTTCTATAACCAGACATTCATTGTACCGGTAAAGTTGGCTTATCAGTTTATGCATGAATACTGATGAGTTTTGGTTCTTATTTGGTTCAACATTCCACAAATAATGCTCTTGCAATTTAACTTCTTTGTTCGCCTTAAATGTTTTGAACTCGCATTTTGAAATCGAATTTGCTATCATGTTTACACAACTGTAAAAAGCAAGCTCTCTGATGTGGATTTCTGCCACAATGTTATAAAATTCATCCGTTGGTACTTCTCTTGTAGACGTTTCACCTCCACTTAAAAAATCTCTAACCCACGTTATCAATCCCAAATTTCTATCACCTCCTCTAATATGGCATAAGAAAAGCACCTCATATTGAGACGCTTAATTGTTGAATATTTTGTTTGTCATAGTTTAAATATTCAAGTATTACCTTTTCTCTCTTCTTCGAGTAATACATATATTTCGGGTACCATTCAAAGAAGCTCCTTGGTCCTTTCGAACTGTTACATGACCTACAAGATGGGATGATGTTGTCATGGTCACAAGAACCGAGTTTAACTACAGGTATGAAATGTTCTTGTTCAAGCGGTAATTCTTTGCCACAATAACAACACTTATTATTAAAGTGTATCTTTATTTTTTCCCATTGTGCAACAGTTAGAGAATGAGGAAGTTGTAATTTAAGCGCTCTTCTTCTTTGACTGCACATGCGATATAACTCTGGGTGCCCTTTTCTATATTTCTTGCTATGCTCAGCGCGCGCTACCTTGTTGGCTTGGCACCATAATTTTCCCTTTTCATCATGTGCCAATTTATTATCTTGGTAATATTGCTTCTTATACTCAGTACACGCCATTTTGTTATCCTGATAATATTTCTTGTTGTGTTCAACGCACACTGCGTTGTTGTCCTGGTAATATTCCTTGTCATACTCTGCCCTACACATTTTACAATCATTTCTAAATCCATCTTTACTATCTTTCCTTGCAATAAAATATTCTTTTGTCATTGGTAGTTCCTGCCCACATTTACCGCATACCTTAGTTTCCATTGCACATCCTCCATAATGTTTTTCTCCATTAAAAATGCAGGAAACAAGGTGGAGTACCCTGCTTTCGCCCCGTCGGGCTATCCTGCAATCCTGTTTCAATTAATAGGTGAAAATTGGCATATCTGCGATTGGTGCTTCTCCATCTTCCATCTTTTCTTCAATGACAATCGAAGCCACTAGAGCTAAAAAGCTGTCTGTTTTGCGACTTTTTCCCTCCACCTTAGCGTAATAATAATTGCCCGTGTCAGTGCCTTGTATTTTCCCAGCTCTCACTAACTTTGTGTTGTTGGTCGCCCAGCGGAGCGGCGGATTATCCCCCCAAATAAAACTTTGATTAACAAAATAGCTGCCAACCACGGGAGCCGCTTTCATTACGTCACTAGGCCTTACCATGTGTACGTTTTTATATTCTTTAGCATCAAACCCTATTTTCCGTAATGAGTTTGCAAGCAAAGCATATCGATAATTGTCGAGTGCCAAACCTAAAATATTATATTTTGTTCCTAATTCTTGAATATAGTTTGTTATTAAATCAGGGGATATCTCCACATCATCAACCAAAGTAATTAATCCGTCTTTCGCCCATTCTCTCCACGGTGCTTTTATTCTCGCTAAGTCTGCGGATTTGAGGCATAACCACGCATGGGAAATGTCATACCTTATATCACCGTCTTTAAAATGAAAATTAACAGAACACATATCCGATATAGAAGCATAATCAATACCCACAGTGCAATCTCTGCCTGTAAGATCGGGAATTGGTTTATTGGTTGCAAGAATGTTTTCCCAGTCTGTAACCTGTACGTCTTTATTCCCTTCGGGCAGGTTCATACGCTTAGTCATAAAAGCGGTAAACTGATTCGGATTAGCAAGCCAGTCCTTATATTCCTTTGAAACCTCTTCCTCTAGGTTTGGTAAATATCTTAATGACGGGTTCGCCTTCTCCCAATTTGTTGGTTCGTTTACCTCTTCTTTATTACCCAGTCT